ATTATATCCTAATTCATCTATTTTTTTAATAAAAAAGTTTTCACCAAAAGTATCAATACCAACTTTTTTTATTAAATTTAAATAACTTTCCATAGTTGATTTTGTTTTTCATAAATGAATGAAAAAGCCTGGTGTAAAAACCAGGCTTTTTTTTAATTACAACCAATCAGAATCATTATCCTCATCAACTTCTGTTTTGTTTAGGATATCCTGAAACTCTTCAGCTTCTTTCTCCCATCCTTCATTACTAAAATCAGCTTCATTTAACAATTGTTCTGCTTTTCTAGTTACTTGGTTAAGTTCATAAACAAGTTCTTCTAGTTGACTTTTAAGATAAATAGCTAATCCTGATTTGGTCTTCATAGGGGTAAGATAGAGCGTAAACTCTCCACTTGGCAATGTAGCATCAGGATGCTCAAAGCTTATCTTATCTACAGAAGATATAGCTTTCATACTTGAGTATGAAACACCTTCTCTTCTAAGATCTGATTGCAACTCTCCCCATGTTTGAGCTGCAGAATTAATAACTTTTCTAATGTTTGTTGAGAAAATTTTGATTACTCTTTCCATTGTAATTTGTTTTTTAGAAATTGTTTAAAATAAATATAATCCTTGCTGATACAATCAGAAGGATCTTTGATTTGTTTTTCAAGACATTTAATTGGTAAACTTATATTGGTTACATTGTTATGAAATGATTTTATAAGATTTTCTAATTTCTTTGCAGCATTAATACCTGCATTGTCATTGTCAAACCATATAACTATTTCATTAAATGTACAGCATATAGAATCCAATTTGTCTTTATCGGGAAACATGCCTTCATTTTGAAACCATATACAGTCTAATCCTTGATTAGTCAATACTCTCCAGTCTTTGTATGATTTAGTTATAACAAGTCTTTTGCTTGTAAATGCAAGTTGCTTTAATCCACCTATGTGGTTTTTAGTACAATTGGTAATCCATTTACCAATACCTGTATGTTTAGCTCTACATATCTTTATAGCATCATCCCATTGGTTGATGCTAAAAGTTACATCTGTTGCAAAAGGTCTTACAATAACCCAGTCTTGTCTTTTATTAGACCAAAACTTAAACCATATAACTGCAGAAATATTATCACTAATCAACTGATCTTTTGTTATCCTATAGTTGGACCAATATTGTTTGTGATATTTGTCAAAACTTTTACTTTGATAAGTAATATAGTTTTTAGCTTTAGAACTTTTATTATCAGATTGTTTGATTTTATGTATGGCTTCTACAGGATTCCCTTCAGATAAACCTAACTGAAAATACTGGTCAATATATTCTAATGTCTGATAAAAATTAAGATTATAATAATCTTTTATCATCTCAAAGCAATCTCTAGTAGTCTTGGTATCTGCAAAATCGCAAAACCATAGCTTACCATTATACCAATTAAATTGGCAACCTGCTTTGTTATCCTGTCTAATAGGATTAGTATAATATTGATTGATATCAACAGTTTTGAATACTATAAGAAATATTTCTTCTTGAGATATTCTTTTAAGTATTTCATGTTTGTTTAAAGGTATAAGTCCATTTAGTCCACTAAAATCCATAATAATAATGATAAAAAAAGTGAAAGCTCTTAAGAGCTTTCACTATATGAAAAGTACAAGTGTGTTACCAACCTGATAGGTTATCTTCTGCTCCATCATCGGCTTGCCCCCATCCATTCTCAATAAACCATTGGCTTCTTGTAAAAGGATGAATGTCACCATTAGAAGCAACATAAAGTAAAGATACATTTTTCTTAACAGGATACTCAGTTCCATTATAAGAAAATTTATTGTTTTCTACTTTAGCAACTTCACTGCCACCCATAGTAACAGAATCACCTATAATTTTAAGTTCTACATATTCTCCACCTACACTTGGAAGCATAAATGCACCCTGAGAGGTTTTCTTAGGAAGTTCAAGATATTTTCTTTCTTGTCCTTCTCTAAGCTGCCATTGATACTGTAAGAAAACATCTAGCTCTTTTTCTTGCCATCCACTATCAAATGTACTTACAACAGCATTAATAAAATCTCCAAATGTCTTAGGTACAGCTACAGCTTCAATAAGCTTATCTTCTGTAGTAAAGCATTTAGCCATGTGGAAAATTCTTCTTTTAAGATTTGTAATCTCTTTTCTAAACTCAGGGTGAGCAGGATTTGTAATTTCCTGGCCTTTGAAATATACTTTCTTAGGTGGAAATATATTGAATTTCATAGGAGTACCATTTACAGATAACTCAGCTTCAATACCTTCACCTGTGTCACCACTCTTAAATTCAATAGCAGGGTTATACTCAAACCTTACAAGTTTACAATTTTGGTTAAGACCAAATCTCATTGAAGAAGATTTTGTTTCATTGTCAGAAACAAAACCTCCAAACATCATTTCGTTGCTCATTTACATTAGTTTTTTTGTTTATAAAATTATTACCATCCAGCGTTCAAGTCATCATTGTTGACAACCTCTCTTGTTTCAGCTATAAACTCTTCTCTGTTTTCTGCTATAACTACTTCAGGTGTAGTTTCTTCAACAACAGCTTCTTCAGTAGTTTCTTCAGTAGCTTCTACTGTTTCTTCTACATCATCTTCTAGAATAAAAGAAGTTATCTTTACAGCATGAGTCTTTCTACCTTTTAATTTAGGATGTCTAAACAGCATATCTAAATCATAATTAGTTAGATCATACTTGTCTTGAATACAACCTATTTCAGAGTTGTAGTTTTTAGAGTTTGAGGTTCTAGTTAGACCATTTGCCAGGTCTTGTAAGATTCCACTTACAGTCAATTTTGTTTTTTGATTCATGATTTCAAAAAGTTTATAAAATTAATAAAAAATGTTAAAAAATAATTATTCTCCTTCGTAATATTTATTCATAGTATCAATGACTAAACCTAAGTCATTTCTAATATACAGGTCATCAAACATTCCAAAAGGAGATTTGGAAGGATATTGACCATCTCTGTTAGTAACAAAATATCTTTTTGCTACTTTTTCTTTAGCATCAAAAGATGATTTACCATATAGCACTACAGTAAATAAACCTTCTAGCTTAACTTTGTCATCTAACATTTTACCGATGGTTTTCATCTTATAGTCAGTGCCAAAGTCTTGAGTTTCTACAATTTCTGAATGCGTAAGAATGATGAAATTTACATCATCTCTCATTCCAAGACCTGCATTCAATACATCATAAGTAAACTTTGCAAGTTTGTTGAATTTGTCAAAACCATTCTTTAAAGCATCTTTCATAAAATTATCTGCCATTAGATACTGAAAGTCATCTATAACGACATTGACAATTTCTTTTCTGTTTTCATTAAAATACTTTAGAGTATCTATAATGATTTGATAGTCAGATGCTGCAAGATAATTACCTTTAGCCAAATCTTCTTTAGATTTGATAGGTAAGTAATGCTGTTTCCAACCTTTAAATGGAAGGGGTTTGTTTTTGATGTTGATGATCAAGGTTTGTTTTGGATTAAGTCCTAAGTGCCCTATTTGCTCAATTTTAGCGAGAGCAGTAGACTTACCAAAACCTGAATCTGCAACAATTGCAATAGATTTTGCCATAATAAAACTGTTTGATTAAATAATTAAAATTCTATTTCTGTGAAATGTTTTGTATTACCTACAAGTTGGGTAAATAGATGTTGTGGACATTCTGTATCACGAGATTCTACTAAATGTATAGACCTATAACCAGGATATACACTAAGGTCATTGCCAAAGTGAGTATCAAGTTTGTATCTTTCTTCTTTAGGATTAAACATTGTAAGAAGATAATCACATTCTTCTGAAAGATTACCTGTGTCTTTTACATCATCACCTGTAGGGTGTAATGTTTCTGCTTCAAACTTTATTCTTTGTATGTCACCTACATTTCTGTTTAAGTGACAGATATGAACAAAGGTAGAACCACACCAGTTTCTAAAATCTACTGAGTATTCTATCCATTTGTCGATGTTTTCTTTTCTAGAGAAATTTCTTTCTCTTCTAAGCTTTCTAATATGGTCTGTAATAACAATATGGAATTTATCAGGATTATGAGGTTTCCAACCTGATATTTTCTTTTGTTTTACTTTTTTACCATTGTTTAGTACATCATACTCTTGGAATATAAACTCACCATTATCCTTGTAATACTGTAGTAGTAAATTTCTCATACCTGTAGGATTATCTCTTTCTTCCATGAAAGTGATATAACCTGGCTTTTCTAATTTACCATTAGTATCATATCTGCCAAACAAAGGAATAATTCTATAGAGATAAATTTTCTTTAGTATTTCCTTATGTTCATCAGATACAGGAATAATAGTACCATCAATAGATTTTAACCTGCCTAGAAGATATCTTGCTGACATTTGATATACATTGTTTTCATATACAAATTCTTCTATGCCATAGTCATAGCTAAAGAAGAATGAAGCAAAGTCAAACTCTTTTCTTATTCTGTTAATCTCATAAGAAAAGTAATGCCATTGGATATCTAAAGGTGTATCAGGATTTAGTTTTTGCTCTTCTTTTAAGAACAAGAATGGGTGTAATACAAAACTGTAATCTGTTAAAGTAGTTTTACCTACTTTAGGAGCAGCACAGATACCATACATAGACTTTCTTTGAACACCATCTATTGCATAGTCCAAAGATTTAAGTCCTGTTGGTAAACCGAAGTTTTTACCTTCCTGACCTGCTTTAAAAGTTTCTATAAAATTCATTTGCCCATTTTCTTAAATGTGTTAATTACTTTATTTGCATCTTTCATTCTTTCACACCATTCTAACAGGTGTGAATATTCATTGACACCACTACCTTCAAAGATAAACTTGTCTGCTTTTTTGCAGTATTGTCCATCTGTGACTGTAGACAGATATGCTTTAGTAGCTGCCATGACTTGTTCTTTTCTATATTCCGGGAATCTTGAAAAGAATTTTTTCATTCTTGCTACACAATATCTTTTAGTGCCATCTCTTTCAGCATTTACTTTTTTGAAAAGTAATCGCCATTCATCTACCCAATCCCAATAGGATTCTGTAGGTGCTTCTCCTTCAAACAATGGGATATTCCATTTAACATGAAAATCATAGCCATCATATTGCCTTTCTGCTATCTTCAACACATTTACTTTTTGTTGAATAACATCAGGAATAAAATTGACATGAAGATCAAAATAAATAGATAATAGATATAAAATACCATCATGCCCAATTGAATTTTGAAGAAGAAGTTCAGTAACTTCTGTATTCAATTTCATTTTTACAAGTTATTAATATTAAGAAAATAGATTTTTTCTTGATTAAATGGTTCTATTGCTTTTCTAACCCATATTTCATCTTGTGTATTGGCATACATAAAGATATATATAGTAGCAACAGATTCATCTTCCCAGTTACACATACGCATAACTTTTTGAATAGCAGATTCTTCTGAAGATTTTAGCTGATGAAATACACCTGTTTTTAAATCAGGTATAGTAATACCCATAGATGTCATTTCACATACAGCTAATTTATCTATATCACCATCAATAAAAGAAGATAATGTATCTTCTTTCACTTTAGAATGATAAGATGCATCACCAAGTATGTCTGCAACTTCTGTTCTTGCTGTAAAAATTAATGCTCTATTTAAAGTTTTCAGTAATTTCTGACAAGCTAAGATTTTAGTATCAGATTTGTATAGTAAATCTGCTCTTTTACTTGCAAAGCTATACTTTATAGGAGTATATTTTCCTGTGTTATACCATGCAAGTTGTTTAAACTTATTAAACTGTGAAGTTAAATAGTTATAATTGGCAAATTCAGTGGTTTTAAAAGGGTTTTTCTTATTACCACCTGGAATATATTTCCTTGTAGTATCAAGTTGACAAGGGATAATATTGATTTCATAATCTGATATAATATTATCTTTAATTGCTTGGTCAATTGTATAAGAAAATATAGGTTGAATGTTTAAATTATCTTGTAGTTTTTTCTTAGTTTTGTCCGAAATACTACCACTAAACCCTAAAACCCTTTTTCCCCACAATTGCTCAAGTTGATGATCTGATAAAGTATGTATCTCATCAGAAATAACAAGGTCATACTTTGAAAGATCAACTTTATCTAAAGACCTTTGGTTTATAACTTTAGGTCTTTTTGTTTTTGCAACTTTCCATTTTCTAAACTCTTCTTCCCATGAGTCTAGAATACTGTTGTATGGTGCTGTTATAAGTATCTTTTGCTTTTTTAGCTTTTTAATACTATCAATAGCAATTTTAGATTTACCTACTCTTGGAGCAACATCTATAATACCTTGATAATTATTTTTGATAATACTTTCCACAGCATCAGATTGTATTTTGTTTCTCATGCTTCAAATGGTTTTTTATATTTAATTTGGTAAACAATATGAATTAATGTGTCATTTTCTTTTTCTACTTTTTCTTTCATTTTCTGAAACATTTCATGGTCTTCTTTTACAAAGACAACAGGAACATTTCCTTGCTCTACAAATTGATCCATGATTTCATCTGTCATGTGTTCAATTAAAGCAGTAATGACTATTGCAGAAGTTTCAAACTCTATCATAATTTCATATTTTTGTGATACTTTTCATTGGCTTTTCTGTGTAGTGCTGAAAAGTGATGTTCATTATATCCTGCTTGTCTTAGTATATTATAATACTTTATTTCTTGTAGGAATTTAACTAACATTGCACCACTTCTATAGTCTTTGTTTTCAATATAATTGTAGACATATCTATCTTCAATTATTTTTTGGAGAGCTGTGGCTCTTTCTTCTCTTGATTTTTCATCTGACATGCTTGTATAGTTTTATTTGCTTTATCAATGTAATACTGAAAATTTAAGTTGTTAATCATTTCTTGTGGAGTAAATAAAGACAAGTTGTTGCAAGGTATAACTTGGTAGTTCTTTTCTATTGCAGAAATTCTTACTTCTGTTTTACCTTTAAGTGGTGGCATTTCTTTTTCAAACACCATACCTTCATTAGCTATAAAATATCTTGTGATCTTTTGTAGCTTACATCTTTTATCTCCAATTCTACCATATAAGCTATGGCTTTTATCTTGAAGTTTTACTCTTAGAAAATAATCATATAAGTTTTCAAAGTTGTTTGCATACTCAGGAATAAACTCTTCAGGTTTTTGACCTGTTAGAAAATAATTACATACTGCTCTTGGAATTACAAGTGCAGAATGATTTTTATGCCATTCAAGATTTTCATAACCAAATGCAGCACCCTTAGTTTTTATTTTACCATTGGTGTATCTTGCTATATAGTTATTGCAATCTTTCTGAGCAACTAAATCAAAGAAATCATAATCTAATTTTAGTGATGTTAGTTTCATCCATTGTTTGCATAAGTCATCAATCAACTTTCTTTTTTCATTTGGTATTTTAATGAGAATACCATCTGTATTAATTTGTATTACTTCTATGTTATAAGACAGAAACTGTTCTGCTAACATAACTAATAGTAATTGTCCATTAACACAAATAGACATCATCATCTGTGGATCATACATGCAGGAATATTGGTCATTTGATTTGCCATATAAAGCACCATTGAGTGCTAATTTTATAGCTTTGACAATTTCCATATCTCCATCTTTTTTTCCTTGCATTCTTTGTTGATATAGCATATCTACTATTTCAACAAATACTTGTTTAGGAAAATGAGCAGGATGAAATCCATTCTTAGAACTAAGATTAGGATAATAAGATGATACATCTACAAGAATAATCTGTGAGTTATCATCTGCTGTCCATACTCCTGGAGATTTAATACCATGAATGCCACCTGTACCAAAATCAAATTGAAATCCTTTATAGATTATATTTAGCTTTGCCAACTTGGTATTTTTATACCTTGTTTTTTGATTAGTAAAGCTAAATATATCTTCAACTTCTTGTAAAGGTATATCACTAAATTGACCTTTTGTCTCAGTAATGATTTTTGTTTTCCACCATTGTAAGAAATAGTGAAATTCTTTACTTACAAAGGATATATAAGATACAATAATATCCTTTATTTTCATAGCATTTCTGTAGGTTCTTTTCTTCTTAATCTCTTCTCTGTCAAGAGATAATTTCTTAGAAAGAGCATCTATTAATATCTCTTCACCTATCTTTACATCATTAGCATTTGTAAAGTCAAGGTTATAGATATTAGACATTCTTTCTCTGAACTGAATAGAGGAAATACAATGTTTATAAAACTGATAAGTAGCATCAACATCATTGACACAATATTTTATTAAAGCATCTATATCATCAGTTTTAATAGGTAAATGCCATTCAAATGGCAACTCCTGTATATTTTCCATTCTCATATTGAATTGCAGTTCTTTAAGAGAAACCATTTTTGCTTTATTATTAAAATGGTTAATTAAGAATAGATCAATATTCTTAAATAATGGTTTTTCTACAGGTTTTTTAATTCCTTTTCTAAGATTGCTAATTGTATGTACACTTTTTCTATACAATGTTTCACACAATCTTCTTGTAGAATAATCTTTTCTTAGTTGTAGTATAAAATAATGTAGCATTACATAGTCATATAATACATTGTTGAAACCTATTAAAGTACAGCCTTTGTTTTGAGCTAAAAACTTAGCTAATTCTTTTCTGCTGTCTTTTCTTTTAGATATTTCAAATATGTTATACTCTGTAGTTTCTACATTATAAAACACAACTAAGAACAAATTTTGATAACATTCTATGTCATATACATACATTTGTTTCTTGTTTTATAAAAGTTACTAACAAAGTTAGCCGAAGGCTAACAAAAAAAAGGGCGTAAGCCTAATCATAAGATTAAACTTACACACAAATATAAAGCTGAGTGTTGACTTTTTATACTACTATTTTATTTGGTTTCCCAAAGTTACACACACTTATATTTCTATAAGTAAGTAGCATATCCACGAGTTAAAATGCTCGCCATTACTGCAATTGGATATATAAGCTTTCTTTCTTACCTTCTTTCATGCCTGAATAAATAGAATGCCTTCTATTAGAACGATAATACTTGTCTGCTTCATTATCAGCCTTGCGAGCTTCAAATGTCTGTATGTTTCAACAGAATAAGGATATTGTAATCCAACAGCCTTGAACATGTTTTGCTTTTTCATTGATTAATAAAATTAATTTTTAAAAAAGTGTCAGGTCTAAGAAAATGGTTAGTTCAAGTTTGTATCTTGCTTGCTTTTGACAAGTTTAGATACAACCATTCTCTGCTTTGGGATGCCAATCCTACTTACTGATTAAAATTGTTATAACAGTGTATTTCTACAACCATCACAATTTCATCTGATAACAACTTCCCAATTGGCAATTGGTACTATCATTATCTAACATGCTTCTTATTGGTATTTCTACCTCAAATTCTCCACCTGCGAAGAATTATATCTCTCTGTTCATCACTCGTTAGAGCACAAGAACACCAAGAAATACATAGCATATTACCTTTCTACGGATAGCTTTTCAGCTACGCAGATTTCCCTTTAAGAAATCCACTTTATCTCTATTGCTAGAGTTATCCTTTTGTTAGTAAACTAACATGGCTTTGAAGGCAAGCCTTTTTTTTATACAAATATAAAAATAACAGTTGTCTTTTTAAGGACTTTTGTGTGCTTTCAGGTACTGTTAAATCCTGTCTCCATCTTTCAGAAGCTTGCTCGTTAGATTAAAAATCATAACTTTAACACACACCCCAATTATCTTTCAATAATCTTGTAAGAAAAATTATCAAGTTGAAAACAATAATTTTTCTGTTTTTCAAGAAAATCTTGAATTTTCTCTTCTGTGGTATTAAGAGTAATAGATACTCTATAAAGAGTTTTCCAATTAGAATTTAACCTTTTGAATTTTAAGTTATATCCTTCACGAAACTCATTTGGAATAGAAGATTTTACTCTTTTTACTAAACCATCTCTTACTAAATGACTTGTTCCAACATACTCAAAATAATCTTCCATTGTAAACTTACATCTAATTTTCATAATGATTGGTTTAGTTTTTAAAATAAAATTTAATTTTCACTACTCTCACACTCTTTTCTCTGAATAACCAGGCGAACAAGTGATGCACTATTTCAACCAAATGTGCTCCCCATGATTGAGTAAGAAAATTCAAACAGGATATATGTACAATCACCTGTAAGACAAAACAGTTTTGGATTTTTTAGTACAGGAAATAATCCTAAAATAATAAATATTTCTTCTGCAAGGTTCTTATCCCTGACAATTTTGTAAGATGAATAAAACGCACATGACTTAAAATAATTTGTTTTAACTTCTTTTGATAGGTCCACAGTACTTAGTAGAGGTGTCAAATTATTTTTATTATTCAAATCCAATTGGACAGAAGAACAGTTATATTTTTTAGATTATAGGTTAGCTACTCCTACTTTCTTAGTTAATATAACTAAAAACTAAATAAAAAGAACTTAGGATTATATCCTAAGTTCTTTGTGACTGCTGTTAGAATATAACACCACTTGTGTTATCAGCAGTTGATGAAAGTTCAGCTGCAATTTCAGATGATAAATATACATCTTCAGCACTACATCTGTTTTCATCTTCAGTCATTTCTTGCAAGAAGAAAGTACGCTTATACATTGGATTACCATTGTCATCCAATATTAAAGCATTAGCATTAGAATGGTTACTACCATATCTAATTACTTGACTATTAGCAAAGTCATCCATAGTCTTAAGACCTTTAGATATAGCATTACGCTGATTATCTGTTAGGATTGGCTCATTGCTAATGACCTTCATGATACAAGGCTCTTTACCTGCTGCATATAATGCATCAAGTTTAGACTGAACTGCTTGTATTGTTGTTCCCGCAGGAACGTTCAACCAAGCAATTCTTGTTTCACTATTCTCGTAAGTCTGACCTTCTCCTACATCAGTAAATTCTGATGCACCAAATAAATTGTCAGAAACTCCATCACTTATTTGAGTTGATGGATAAGTTGTACTTGTAGTAACTACTTGACGTAGCTGACAAGTTAGTGTACCTGCTTTTTGGTATCTTGAAGCTTGTACTGAATCAATTGTTAACTTTCCGTAGTTTTTTTCTTTTGTAATTTGCATTGTTAATTAAGTTTAATTGTAAAATAAATGTTTTTGTAAAATAAATAATCAATCCTAAAAATAAGATTGACTGCATAGATAAGTAAGAGTTAAAATGCAGTGGCTAAAATAAAAAAAACAGACAAACCTAAAACTTAAAGGCTTGTCTGTGTGTGCAATTTATTTATTAGTAATACACTGAAACCAATTTGGTTTTTTCGTGTACCACCATAAGTTGTTCTACTTTCTTATCTAAGTAGAACTGAAAGCCATTTTCAGACTCAAAGTAAACATGTTTACCTTCTTTTTTTGAGAATAAAATGGCGTAGTTGAAATGCATTGTATGATTATCATACGTTTGCATTTCAATTAATATACTGTCTTTACTAAATGTAAAAACAGTATAGTTTTCATGTAAGCTTTTATGACCAGTCATTTGGTCATAAAAACTGTGGGATTCAAACTCATAAGTTTGAGCTTTACTCTGTGTTGATAATAAAACTGTTATCAAAACTATTGTTGTTAGTGTTTTCATTATGCTTTTGGATTAGGAAGGTGATACAATACAAAAATTGTAATCAATATTATTGTTACCATTTTAAATAAGTTAAGTAAAAAAAAATAGCAGTTGGGTAGTTAGCCCTTGTGTGTTATTTAGGTACTGCTGAATCCTATCCTTACCGTTATAAACTGCCTGGGCAAGTTTTTTTAAACGTGGTTTCCTATCCACATTTATAACTAATAAGGCTTGCTGCTCCACTACAGGCTTAGCACGCATTTATTATAAGCTGTTATATTCATCCCAAAGAGAATCAATCTCTTCAAAGCAATTATTGAACTCATTCGCCATGTCTCCATGGAATGTGAATTCAGTTTCTTTTTCGAAAGTAATTTTTTTACAAGTAGTTGTAAAGAGATTACATTCAAAGTAGTAATATTTATAATCTTTATCTCTAAAGATCATTAGGTAATCTCCATTGTCTTCAACAGAAGTTTGAAATACAAATTCCATAGATAATTATTTTTAACTTTGAATAAATAAAATAAAGCAGTGAGGATTTGTATAACACCTACAATCCACAAGTTTACCGTTTTACTGCTTTATCTGACCTTTGTAAGTAATAGGAAGATCAATCAAGATCTTCCCATTGTAGTTGGATTATAACTGCACTCCAAATAGGAATTATGGTAAGTGCAATTACAAAAAATAAACTATTATTTGCTATAACTGATAGGCAAACTAAGATAGGCAACAGTAAAGTTGCTAATATAACTAATGTCTTCATATTGAATATTTAGTAGTAGTGAATAAATAGTGAGCAGTTTCCGACATACTCAGGTCAAGGTTCACTACTACTTATTCTTTTTAGGATAAGTAGTAGTTGGCTCCTTTACAAGTAAAGGAGCAGAAGAAGATTTCTTAAAATCTTCTTTAAAAGCATTATATGCTTTTATATCTTCAGGCTTTTTCATCTCTGTAGATTATGAGGTTAATAAATAAATTGCAAAACGCTATTATTTAATATAGTAGCGTTATTTTTAGAACACATAAAATAGTAAAATACTATGGTATATGTTCTGCATTACATTTACACAAACCTTTTTGAAAAGGTTTTGATAAAAAAATATAAATAATGCAAGGATAATAAAGAGTTAAAATGTAGTGGTGATAAAAAAAAGTTACAATGGTAAGTAGCATCCTAATTGGAAATGCATTACAGTAGGAATATTGCCTACTACTTACCATTGTAGCCTTAAACACGCAGGATTAACCCACGTATTTAAGGACTTTGTACTCGCAAGGAGTTCCATCCTTGCCTTTCCCTTCCTGTATCTCCACCTCGAAGCCCGCCATATCAAGTTCTACAACATCACCAACATTGGCGTTTAATGTAGACACATACATATAGTACACACCGTTATTGATTTCACCTACACCGGGAATGGTAGTAGAGCTTGTGAATCTAATCAATGTGTTTTCAAACTTAGTAGGGTAGATGTTAGCAACAGTTAATTTCATAATAGATAAGTTTTTAAAATTATAAATAAATTGCAAAAATAATAAAGAGTTACAATGTAGTGAGCACCACTGCGTCAGCAGGGGGGAAGTTAGATTGTTGCCCGCAGGCGGGCAACAATCTAAGGACATCAGCACACTCATAAAATTTCCAAAATTTTTTATAGGATTTTTATGACGTATGGGGGGATTTTTATATTTTTCAGTTTCACTTGAAAATTTACCCTTTGAAAAATTTTTAGGTTAGAAAATTATTGTATAACTTTATCATCAAAAAGAATAGATGGAAATAAGAAAAGTGTTAAGACTAGATGGAGATAGCTTCTATGTAAAGCATTTAGAGATCATAAATCCATTCCTTCCAATTAAACTTACTCCAAAAGAAATAGAGGTATTAGCTGCATTCATGTCATTAGAAGGTGAATTAGCAGAAGATAGATTTGGTACTACAGCTAGAAAAATAGTAATGAAGAAATTAAATATTACTCCAGGTGGTATGGGGAATTATTTAAAGTCTTTGAAAACTAAAGGTTTTGTATTTAAGAGGCATGGTGCATTTTATATAGCACCTATTGTAATGCCTAGTAGTAATAATACACAAGACTATAGGTTTAGATTAGTTAATTCAAGTTTTGTAGAATCTAATATAAATGCCTAGAAATAAGTTAATAGTAAAATATGCTAAAGAAATTGGTATTGATGAAAATATTGTTAACGAAGCATTGATATCTTTTTTTACT